TTCACCATCTAGAGTAGCTACTGTTACTTTGTAGGGCTTCTTGTAAGCGTCGTCATCGCGCTTACCAGCGCCTTCTCCACCAGGAGTGACTAGTAGTCCACCCTCGTCACCTCCAGCGGCTGGAGCGGGCTCTGGAGCAGCTTCAGGTGCTGGGCCGGCTGCTGCTTCGGGTGCTGGCTCGGGCTCTGCGCCCAACTCTGGTGCTGCCCCTAAGCCTGCACCGGCTTCACCGCCTAGACCTTCTAAGCCACCGCCTAGACCAAAGCCGCCGCCAAAGGCACCAGCCTCTGCTCCAGTTTCTACAGTAGCCTGAGCAATCTTAGCAGTTGCAGCTTCTATCTTTTTATCGTAGAACTTCTCTCTTTGGTTTCTAATGAACTCCTCTTCTGAAATACCAAAGACATTTTCACTTACCCACCTAGAACTAAAGATGCTTGTGGTTGCACTATTTGCAATCTCAAATTTAATTCTCATGTTCTCCATCTCTTGCAATTGGGCAATCTTGGATGGGTTTGTTAGATTAAGAGTGAATGAGAGAAGATCTTCGCCTCTGTAACCTAAAGTGTAAAGGTGGACAATGCCTAGCTTTTCTAATTCACTTACTAAAGAACGTTGAACTCTTTGAATTGTTCTTGCAAAACGAATATCTTTTTGAGCTAGGGTGCTTTTATCTTCTGTGGCACCAGTAGCAGAATCTCTAACGACATAAGATGGTGGAATTTTAATAGAAGAAAGCATCTTGTCTCTTAAGTACTTAACATCTTCAATATCGTTAGTTCTTGCTTGACCGCCAACATTTTCAATTTTTGTACCGGATGCGCCACCTCTTACTGGAATGTAGTAATCTTCTTCGATTGAAGCTGGGTTGTAACGCAAATCAACTCGACCTGAGTTGGAATCTACCACTTGGTGACGCTTCATTTGAGTCATGACCTTTTGCATGAACTGCTCTACGTCTTCTGGTGGTACGCCGCCGACATCAACATAAAAAGCTCTGCGATCTGGTGCTCTTACAATTCTGTAAGCCATCATTGCATCTTCCATCATAGTTAGCTGACGCCAAATACGACGAGCAGGATCTAATACTGATGTTCCATAAGGAGCAAACTTATCGTTGCCTAAAATTCTAAAGTGAGCTACCTGCCAGTTCTCAAATGTTAAACCACCGCTGTTCCATTGGTACTGAATATAATTTGGGTTTGATTTATCTTCACCCTCAAGTCTTTCAACCTCTTGTGGTGGTAATCCAATAACAGACTTAATGCCTACAGAATCGTCGATGTCTAAGTAAAGATAAAAATCACCATACTTACACATGCTACGAGCATATCCAAAGAGGTTAAACTCAATATTTAAAATATCATAGTAAAGACTATGAAGGATTTCTTTAATCTCTTGGTTGGTGCAATTAATCTTTAACAGCTTTTGAAAGCCATCGTGATATGTAATCTCATCTGCATAAATGTCCAATGAGGTAGCTAGTTCTGGAGTATATTCCATTTGGTCAAAATCAGCGTATCTTTCTGATCTACTGATATTCTTAACCACATCAGACATTAGAGTGTCATACGGATTGTAACTCTTTTTCTTAAAGTCTTGACCGCTAGCGGTTCTGAAAGTGCTTGCATAACGATCAAGTCTTTTTCTTCTATCTTTTCGTATATTCTGCTGTCTGTAATTTACGATAGGACCAGAGAAAAGCCTTGTTAGTCTTTTAAACAATTCAGACTGATTATTTTTAGGATTTCTATTATTCTGTGCCATTTATTTTTAACCTATGAAGAAAGGTAAATTAATTACTTTCTCGTTTTTATTCTTTATAATTACTTTTTGCTCAGCATTTTTCATGCCAGTTATGCTAGTATTTAGTGTTGACCTCTTTGTACTGAAGGCGGCGAGCATTGCTTGGCTATACTGAGCCTCTCTTGTATTTGCTACAAGGGCTGTGTCTCTAATCCAACAACCGATTGCACAAGCCATTACCAAATCATCATTATATGTTCTCATAGCTTGAGCTTTGCCGTCTTTCCAAATAAAAGTTTTTAATTCATTTGCTAAGCGAAGAGAGTTAATTTTGATTACATCGTTTCTAATAAACTCTTCTAACTTTGCAATAATTAAAGGTCTTGTTTTCACTGTATTGGTAAAACCACAAACAACACCTACTTGCTCCTCAGCCAATAGTCGATCTACTTGTTCGTGAGTTGATTTTTTACTCCAATATAAATTAGGATGCCCCATTTCTTGTAATTTTGTAATAACTGAAAGACCAATTGAGTTGTTCTCTACAATCGTCAAACAATTTCCATATTCTTTTGAAATATCCATAATTAAGCTAGCAAACATATCAAGAGGCAATTTGCCTTGATACTCCGCTGCTTGATTCATTGTCTTAGAATCGAAAATATGTATAGCAGAATAATCGGCACCATCGCCTCTAGCTGGGTCTGCTACTAAGAAATAAGAGCCCCCTGCTTGATATTGCTCCCAAATCCAAAAATTTCTGTCATAGCCAGTCTTGTATCTTGGCTTAGAACACATTTTGAATATTTTTTCTAAATCTTCACCATCTACAAGAGTTGCACCAGACATATTAAAGTTACAAAGAAGCTCTTGAGCAATCTCTGTTTTCTTCATATTGCGGGTTTCTTTTTCAAACCAAGCTTGATCGCGCTCAGGATGCACATCCCAAGGCAATTTAATTGGGTTAAAGTCGTTTAACTCCTGCTCTGCCTCAGTGTAGAGCTTGTGGAACATGTTACCAACACCTTTTGGAGTTGAAAGAATGATACAATCACCACCAGTTGATAGTGTAGGATACAAGCCAGCCCAAAGATGATCTAACCCTTCAATGATTGCTGCCTCATCAATAACAAGCAAAGAAAGCGCCTCTGAACGACCAGCATCGCCTGATGTTGAAATAGCTTTTACTTGTGATCCATTGGATAATTCAAAAGAATTTTTATTATCAATTACCAGATTACAAATTTTCATCCAATCAGGTATTGAATTCAAAGCAAATTTAACCTTTCTAACTAAGTTAGAAGCAGTTGCTAGCTTGGTAGCCATCACTACAACATTTTTATTTCTATGAAATAAGATTAGCCATGTAATATAAGCCGCCGATGTTGTTGAAAGACCCAACTGACGGGCTTTCAAAATAATATTAAAACGATGATCGTTGAAATCTTCAACGCACTTTTCCTGAAATGGATAAAGATTAAATGGAATTAGCCCCTTCATTGGGTGGGCTACTTTTACATAATTGTTAATAAAATAAACGGGATCACGACCGCATTTTAGCAGTTCACGCTTTAGCTGAGCTTTTGTTAGCTTGTGACCCATTAAACATTACTTAATTTATTAATCTTATTGCCTACGTTAAAGATTGAGTGTTCTTTGACAAATGACTTAATTATATCTTCTTTATGCCTGCGCTGTTCTTCACTAGCTACGCCTTCAGCCTCTGTTCCTAGAATATTGTAAACTCTCTTGGCTATGCAGTTATATCTACCTCTATTAAGGTATTGAATTATGGCGTCATCTTCGCCAACTTGTGACAATCTCAAGCTGCCAACTTTAAGTTTAGCCACTTCTGTTTTAAGAAATTTTTCTATGTTGTCAAACATGTCTTTTAAATCTTGCTTGAGAGCCATAGCTGGGTCTTTCTTTCTATGAAAGTCCTTTGGTGACATCATTGAGTGGTAATTTATAATCAATTGATTGCCGTGAACTCTAGCTGAAAAGCCATCCATTACTCTAGAATCTAGAATAGGGTCGCCCTCTTCTCTCTTTAGTCCGATTTGAGCGCCTGCTCCATCGTAACCCTTTTGTCCCATTACGTTTGAGATTGCCATTGCTAAATCATAAATGCTTGCCATAATAAAAGTTCCTCTTTAACGACCCTCGTGGTATAGTATATAGCATTTTTCACAGACACTTAACTTACTAAAATAAATTTTATCATTTAAAGTCGTGATTTTGCTCTCACACTTATCACAAGTTTCTACTTTACTAATATTAATTAGTTTTTCTTCTAATAAAAATCCGCTTTCCGTCTCAACCTTATTTGAGTCAGTCTTTTCAACTACAGATTTAAGTTGTTTAAGATATTCTTTCTCTTTTTCTGGTGTCCAGTGAGAAGCTGGATTCTGAATTGCTTCATCGCCGTACTTTTGTTTTATTGCTTTCTCCAATCCGGCAATATAGTTTAAATCTTTTTTCATTGTCTAATTTCGACGGCTATCTTAAAAATTCCAACCGATAATCCAATGCCAGCTACAAAACCGCCAACAAACCATAACCTACTATAATCTGGTTTCTGTGATTTTTTAAGGGCAATCTCTAATCTTTTAACTTCGGCTTTTTTAAGATCCATTAGAGCATCATGCTTTTTCTTA